ATCAGATTCAGTGACTGCGTCTGATCAAGATAGTGCTGCCTGTCTGCGGCTTGTCCGATGATAGCACTCTGGTCAATCTCGCGGAAAGTCTTGAACACATCCCGCTCATGCTCAGTCAAGAAGTCAAGGTGCGCCACCGACCCATCATTCTGGGCGATTGAGTCCCAAGTGATCTGGTCGTTTCGACCGTGCTGCTCTAGCAACTGCTCAAGATAGCGATTCTTGACCTCTACCTTCATCTTGGCCAGGTTCTTGATAAAGTAGTTGCTCATCCAAGGCTCAATGCTCTGGCTCACTTGCCCGAGGATAGCAGCGGATGAGGTAGTAGGAGCGATAGCCATTTTGGTTGTGTTCCTGCGGCCATAGCCCTCCAGCACTTCAGGCTCGCCAAACATTTCAGCAAGTTCACGCGACGCTTCGTGCGACTGCTCCTGAATCTGCTTGTGAATAGCCACATTCAGCCCGAAGGCTTCGTCAGATTCAAAGGGAATCATGTTGCGCTGCAAGTAAGATGACCAGCCTAGCACACCAAGCCCTAGCGCACGATGTTTCTTGACAAAGTTAAAGGCTCGCTGCAAGAAGTAGAACGTCTGGCGTTCCTCAGCAGAATCAGAGTCGCGCATGGCAACCATCTTGTCCAGCGTCTCCTCGGCTACAGTATCGAGGAAGTATGTCATCACCTTGATGAGATCGGTGTTTTTCCACTCATCGTACTTCTCAAGATTGACTGAGGACAGCACGCAAACAAAAGTCTCATCCTTGGTTGAAGGCAGAGCGATCTCACTGCAAAGGTTGCTTGCCTTGATCTCCATGTCCTTGTGGTGATAGACATCGGGCTTGTTCGCGTTGATGTTATCCTTGAACACGATATAGGGCACACCCACTTCCTTGCGACGACGCAGCACCTTGGCCCATACACGACGCTTCTCGCTGTCGCCACCGATCATGCTCTGCATCCAATCATCGTCAACAATCACACCAGTCGTCATCGACTGGATCGGGTGGCCCTCAGTCATAATGTCAAGAAACTCGTCGATGTCGCCGTGGTCAATCGGCAAGTACGGGGCCATACGGCCCTTTCTTGTGCCACCCTGACTGATGACATCAGTGGCTTCCTGAAATAGCTGCATGAAGTGTACAGCGCCGCCTGTCTTGCCATTGCCCGTGATGTGTGAGCCGCGAGGGCGGATGTCGCCAAAGTTGCCGCTAGTGCCGCCGCCTACTTTGCTCAAGATGCCAGTCTCGGCCTGGAAGTACAGAATCTCTGCTACACTGTCGCCCGTTGTGCCACCATAGCAAGACACGGGCAAGCCCCGCTTAGGTCGCCCGTAGTTAGACCACACAGGGCTGGAGAAGCTGACCCAGCCCCGAGAGCAATAGTCCCAAAGTTTATCGCCCATCCCGCTTACACCAATGTACTGGTCAAAAGAATCGCAGATTTGGTGGATGCGATCTTCAGCAGTCTCGCCTTCGAGCAGGTAGCCGCTGTCTAGGAACTTTCGGGACGTATCGTTAAGCCATTCAAATGTCATTCACTATCTCCTTGTTAAAATAAGTCATCTTCGTCAAAGGATGTCTCGCCTTTGGTGTAATTGACTGACCGCTGCGCGAAAAAGTCAGTATGGGATGTTGACTGATTCTGCACATCGAACCACTTAGTATTGCTTAGTAGTTGCGGCTCAACATCAAAGTAGTCGGAGTACCCTGCGCTGCGTAGGCCCATATTGTACCGATTCTTGATGTACTCAACAACTTCACCGCGACTCAGGTAGGGCAGTTCACCGTCCTCAAAAATCCAATCAACGATGCCTACCTCGGCTTCAAAGCTGATGTCAACCATCTCATGCACGCGCTCTGCCAGGTCATCAGTAAACCAGTCAGGATGCTCATCGCGTATGATACGGATCAACTGAGCGCCGAACTGGGCATGTAACTGCTCTTCCAGCGATGTGGCTGCAATGACATTGCTCATGCCTGCAAGCTGGCCTGTTTCCTTGTTGATCTGTGAAATAATCAAGAATTGGCTGAATAGCGATACGTTTTCGATGAACAAGCTGAAAAGCAGTATCGCCTCCATGTAGTCACGGTTGTTGTCGGCCTTTGACGCTGACAGCACCCGCTGCGCGTAGTTAATACGCTTTTTCATAGCAGGAATGTCAAGGACATTATCGAACTCGTTATTCAGGCCAAGTTGCTCCAGCAGTTCAGAATATGCCCGATGATGCCTAATTTCGCTTTCACCGAAGCTGGCCCCGACTTCTTCGATCTCAGGCTTCGGCATTCTGTCGCCAATGCGCGACCAGAACTTCTTGACTGCTACCTCAATCTGGGAGATAGCCAGCATTGACTTACGCACAGCCTGTTTTTCAAGGTACGTCATCTCGGCCCTGTATTCCTGGATGTCCTTCTGGAAGTTGAACTCCGAGACGATCCAGTAAGACTGCTGCATAGCGTCAACATACTTTAGCAGTGACGGATACTCTAGCGGCTTATAAGCAATGCGCTCTGCGAAGATGCTTGGCTTGCGGCTGCTCCGATACGAGACGTACTCACGGGCAGTGTCAAAAGCCTTGACATCCATCAAGGCGTTCTCGACTAGCTTGTGGATGGTGTCTACAGAAACTACTTCGCCATCAACATGGCCAGTAACGTAGTCAACAATATCATCATAAGAGCCAGATACATCCTCCGATGTCCGGCTCATCGCTTTATCAACAGCGACCCTAATCTTGTCAGGGTCAAAAGGCTCTACGTCATTATCTCTCTTAACAACCCTCATTGTTTGCCTCTCCTTCTTATTTTGCCCAATCGCTTGGAATCTGCTCGTCAAAGGGTAAATTGTAGTTAATCACTTCAATAAGTGCCTCTCGAGTCCTAGCCAGACTAATCATATCCTCCCCTTCACAAGTCATCGGGGATTCGCTGTCAAGCAGCCGCTGAATGTGCCATTCAACAGTTTCTAGCTGGCGCATAAGCAGTTGCTTGACCATATCAGCCTGCGACTCTTCTGGCACTTCTAGAAGAATCCCTGTCTTGCTGTTCTCGTTATTCATAGCATCTCAAATCCTGTGTCTGTGCTAAACCATACGGTTGAAACCGAAGCCTCTTGCAGGGCAAGGGTGCAAACAGGGCAAGGCTTAGAAAGGCGCAGCTCTCCCCGCTTATTCAAGCGGCACACAATCACTGTGTCAACGTCTTCCCTCGCCTTGATTAAAGCCGCCAGTTCAGCGTGCAGACTGACTTTCTGCGGCTTGCCTACGCGCTTGGCGTATTCTGCTTGCTGTGGGTGCGTCTTTCTGCTGTTAGTCGCTGTGGCGACAATGTGGCCGCTTGAGTTCAAGCAGATAGCAGCGTGCCGAAACTTGCTTTCAGACTGCTTGGCAGCATCCACAACCTTGTCAATGTAGTCCTCTCTAATCTCTTCCATATCAATGTACGCTTGAGTCTAGGTACTCATCAATCATCGCTTGCACATTCATGACAAGGGCTTGCATGCCAGCCAAATCCTTCGGGTCTTCTGGAATATCACCTGTCAGGAATGTCGCAAAAGCGCCTTCTTCAGTCTCGCTGTTCTGGTAGAAAGCAATGACACCTGAAAGCACATAGTCCTCGTCAGGTGCGTTATCTTCTAGGAAGGTGAAATCTTCATTCATCAGATACTGCCTCGGTTGTGAAACTTCTTAATGTAGTCGATGGAGACTGTTGATCTAGCGACTTCACCGAAGTCTCTGTCAAACACAATCGCTTTCATGTCTCGCCCTGACAGATACCCGTGCTGGTAGGCATAAGCATCCTTAGCCGAGATGGTTCGCACTTGCTCCACGATGCAGCCGTTATACTCGATCCGGCGGTCGTGATGGTGATGGCCTCGGAAGAAGTACCGATGCTTCGTGTCGCCCCACATCTTCGGCTGCTCTGTCGCCATGATGCCTGGCAAATCGTTGTCCTTAGTCTGATGACCGTGGACGGTACCAATCATCACGTTCCCGTACTGTAGGTACTTCCGAGTAGTAGGCTCAGGGTGGACATAGCATCGCGGCTCGTTACGATACATGCTCTTAAAGTGATTCTGCGTTGCAAGAGCAATGAACTCATCGTGGTTGCCCGGTACACAGACCACCTCTACGCTCTCATGATGCTCAAGCCCTTTGTCAATGCACCGCTCTAGCGCGTGCCAGCCGAGTTCAAGCACTCGACTCATGCGCCCGTCAATATCGAGGATGTTGTGACTGCGCTCAGTATAGCCGCTCATGTTGTCAGCGTGAAAGAAATCACCCATCTGCAAGATGACTAGTTTTTCGCTAGGGGCTGCTTGCTCTACAAGATAATCAACTGACGCACATAGGGCGTTAACAGCCTTGTTGACATCGTAATCCTCACCAACTTCTTCGCCCCAAGCGTACATGCCGATGTGGGTGTCAGTGATCGGGATGACTGCCATTGTCTCGGCAGAAGGGCCGGGAGGGTTAGCCTTGCTAGGCTTTGGCTTATCAACAGTTGTGAGGCTGTCTACCGCGTTTTGAATGGCCTCAAGTCTGGCTTGCTGGTCAAGGCTTGTTTTGACCCACTCCAGTTTAGGCTCGCCCGTTTGGGCGTCGTATAAAGTGGACGTTCCTTTGACCACATGTCCTTCAGGAATCTCGCGGCTCTCTCCTGATTCAATCTCTTCTGATCGGATTCTTGCAAGGCGACGCTCCAATGTCCGTGTGTTGACGCCAAGGTGGATGGCTGCTGCTGCTTGGCTGCCCATCTCTTCCACCGCAGCGGTTATCTGATTGTCAGTGTACTGTTTCAAACCCATGATGATGGCACCCTGTCTCCTACATGATAGATAAAGCTGTGCCGCTCACACCAGTCGCTGTAACGCATCGCTTTCTTCCTAGTCATCCAGTTATCAGACTGGAACAGCATACGAATATCAAGGTTCGGGTTACAGTTGCGAATAGCAAGCATCTTGCTCCGCATTTCGCCTGTGAACTTACCCTTTATCTCGATAACAATGCCGTTAGCTAACACTACATCAGGTGTGTAGTTGCGCTCCTTCAGCACAACCTTATGCCCACAGTTAGCACAGTGAGCAGGCTTCACCTCGCTGGTATACTTGATCTGATACGGCTCATAACTGTATTTAATGCGCCGCTCGTCCAAGTCTCGGCAGACTCTTTCCTCTAGCTTACTTCGGTACTTAGGTGGCCCTTTCATCGTCACCATACGCCCTTTCCCAGTCCTTTGATGCCCAAAAAGGGTAGAAGAATGGATCGGCCTTCAGCCGCTGCATGTCTGCCTCCATCTTCTGAATACGCCGTTCAAGGCGATAGTTCTTCTCCTTAGCCATTTGCAACTCAGTCTCCATCGTCGAAAGCGTCTCCGGCATCAAAATACGAATCACCCGCAATGCGCTCGGAGGCACGTTGGTAAAGCTCCATTTTGATTGCCATTTTGAGGTCTTCGAGAATCTTCTCTTCAATCTGCTCATCGGACTGGTACTCATCAGCAATCTCCTCAATCTGATCCATTAACACTGTAGACATTTTCTCGACCCTCCTTACCAATTTCTAGTAGCTGCATCGTATCTTCAAAATAACCCATGATCTCTGACTCTGGCATTTTAGCTGCTAACAGCATCTTGTAAGCCTGCTCGCAGGCATCGTAGTAGCTGCTGTGATCTGTGCAGCCGATCAAGTGCGCCTCGGCCTTCTTAGGCCCGATGCCGGGAATGCCCTTGATCCCATCGCCAGGGTCGCCTGCGAGAACTTGCACCCAGTATGATTGCATAGCCTCTTCCTCGGTGACAAAGTACACTTTGCCATCACGATTGAAAGTAGGCCATCGGTAGTGCCAACCGGGGATGGTGTCAAGGTCTTTATCAATCGAACAGATGATGCACTCGTCCTCTGCCTCACGGTGCCAGAAGTCTAGAGCAACCTGCCCTACTTCATCATCAGCCTCAAAGCCTTCTTCTGCATACTCAGCACCGAACTCTTCTACCATGATGCGCTTTGAATCCTCCAGCATCGGTGGTCGGTAGGTAGCCTTTCGATTGGCCTTGTAGTTCGGGTCAATCTGCTTACGAAAGCTGGCCTTGCCAGTAAGGTACATGCAGTATTCAAGGCATTCTGTATCTTCCTCAATGTTTTGCAGGTGGTGGGAGACAGCAGTGCTGATGTCGCTCTCATCGTAAGTAGCGTCAGGGTCATCCTGCATCTGCCTGTCCATGCTTGCTGTGATCGCAAAAGCGATACTGTCAGCGTCAATAATCGCCAACATCGTGATATGCCTCTTCAAAAAATTGCTGTTTCTGCTTGCGACGCGAAGGCTCGCCCTTGTGGCTCCCGCCTTTTCGCATCCAACGATCATCTTCTCGCATCCAAGCAGGCTGCTTGCGTTTAGTCTTACCCATCAGTCTGTACTTCCAAATCCTCGCTCACCCCGGTGAGTGCCGCCCAGCTTATCAACCTCCTGAAGATTGACATATTCAAAAGGCTGGATGACTAACTGCGCTATTTTGTCGCCCTTGCGGACAAAGTGTGTCCCAGCGAACACGCGGGTTAGCCCGACGATAATCTCGCCTCGAAAATCAGCGTCAATCACTCCTGCTAAAACATCAATGCCGTTATTCATGGCGAGGCCAGAACGAGGCTTGACTAGCCCCACAGTGTT